GTGCGGGAGCCCCAGAAAAAACGCCCCTATCGGTCTTCATGCGCTTAGAATTGTACCTTGCCGTCTTAACCTTGTGGCAAGACTTACATAACACTTGCAAATTCTCTAGGCTATCGTCACCACCTGCGGCTAGCTCTATGACGTGGTCTACCTCTTGCCCTACATCTCCGCAATAGTTACAGGTCTTTCCATACATCTTGAAAGCCTGCGCCCGCAGCTTCTCCCGCTTTGTGGTGTTACCTCTTAATCCGTGTTTACTCATGCTGCCCTTTCATTACTTCATAAGCCATCATTAGCCCATGTTCAAACTCACTAAGACCTTTAGGGTTTAAGTCCATTATGTAATCCGCTAACCGGTCTAATCTCTTTTGCCACGTTTCATTGACTATGTCTGCTAATGCTCTTATGTCGCTTAACTCTTGTGTCTGTTTGTCATGGTCTTGGATAAGTAGGTTAACCCTCTCAACGTAACCGATTAGATCGCTCTTAGGGACTGTAACGTATTCCATTTAGTTAGATTAGCAGGACTTAACCCAGAGCTAGAGTAGGCAAGGAATGGCTTTACTTAACACCATTTCTTAACCCGTCGCTGTCGTGTGGGTCGTCATGGGGACTAATGTCCAGCCGCGCCATATGCCTAAACAATTTGGTAATAAGTATTTGGGCGGCTCGTTTCAAATACACCGGTTAGGCTCGCATTTCCTGCATCTATGGGCTAATAAATCCATAGTAATAATACGCCCTCAAACGGCGGTTTACGCGGTTATTAGCTGCGCCTACATTATACTTTGTAGTGAGTGTTCAGGCTCGTACCGTATCATAGGTACAAGCGACACGTCCTAATGTAACGAGGTTTAGGGCGTGTCGCTTACTTTCTCTACGTACTTTTCCATTACCCCGCAACAATAGGTAACCCATAATCTTTCGTTTGTGTATGGGTCATAACCTAAGTCGGTAGCGCTCAAGGTAGAGCCGCAACCCTTGCAATATTCCGGCAGGCTTTGAGCTGCCAAGTAATGGCCGTATACCTTGGCCTTGATGCTGTTCCAGACTTCGTCGCTCATGCTTTAGCCCTGTCCTCTAATTCGGTCTTAACTTCTTCAATGGTGTCTAACATGTAATCCATTAGTTCAAACACCCGTTTAATCTGGCTGTTCGGTTTGTCTACAAAACTATTTATGTGGGTTCTAAGCTGCAAGATCGCATTTGTATAGCCTGCGTCGTATGCCCCAATAAGTTCGTTATTCATGCCCTGTTTCTCCATTTCTCGCAAAACCCGCAAGCCCTGCCTATGTAGTACCAAGCGCCACACGTGCAGCGCTCTACGTCGTTATCCTTTGACATGGTAGTAACTCCACCATTTCTTAATAGCGGCCTTAAAGTCCTCTGGGTGTACCTTGCCATTCTTCCAAACTTCCGCATAATAAACGGTTTGGGTGCTTGTGTCACCGTAGCCAATTAGAACGTGAAAGTTTTTTTCTGTTGCCAGGTGTCTAAGAGCTACGGCCTGACCGGAGCGCGGGTTAATGTGTGGCACGTTTCCTACGCCGTCCCAATGCTTCATTTCCACAAATAGGTATTTGTAGCCCGTTTCAAAGAAGTAGGCATAAAGGCCGTCTACGTCCGTCATAGTTATTAGATCGTTTAAGCCCTCGGTAAAGCCCCATTTGTCAAACTGCCAAACATTCTTAAGGTGCATTTCCATGCTTCTTATTTCGTGTGTCATTCTGTACCCGCTAAAGCCCGCATAGTTTCACACGGCCAAGACTGCCATAGTGAAAAGTCCCCCTCGTGACTTATACACGCGTAACATACCTCGTAACCGTCTATTATTTCTTTAACGTGTACCATACGAACACGGTTAAGCGTTTCTTCTAGCTTGTGGTAACTGTTACCCGCTGGGCACTCACAATGACAATATTCGGAATGTAAAGGGTTCATTTTGATCTGTCCCAAATAGCCTTGCACTTGCCTAAGTGACACACCCAGCCCGCAAACGGTACACCCGTTTCTTTATTAGTTCCGGTCTTTCGGTTCATCTTGCCGTGCATACACTTAGGCACGTCTACGCCGTTATCTTCTTCGACTTCTTCTCGCCAGGGGTCTACTTCCGCAGCTGCGGGAATAACCTGCCTAGCCTTAGCGCTGTTTACTTCTTGTTTGCTGGCCATTGACTTACCTAGTCCGATACCTAACGCGCCTATTGCCCTGCCTATCGCGCTAGTTTCAAGGTTCGCCAATTCGCTGCCCCTAGTAAATGCCGTTTTGCCTTGTGCCAATTCCGAACACGTACCGGTGGCGGGCAACGTATCCGAAAGCCACCTATAAGCCTTAGCAATACCCCAAATAAATTCTTCGTTTCCTGGCATAACTCCCATGAACTCAAACTGTATAGAGCCCTCGGGGTACTTGGCGTAAAACAACTCCAAACGGGTCTTTACGTCTACATAATCGCTAATGTCGTAGCTCATACGCTCCACCCGTCGCGCTTCATTTGTTCTTCGATAGTTGCGCCATTAAGCCATTCTTCGGCGCGGTTACGGTTATGAGCTTCTTCGACACGTACGCCGAACACAAACCCTACAAGTAGCGCAATTAGCACTAACAATAAAGTAAATCCGTTAAAAAACATTTGCCCTGTTTCCTTTGTTTATTTTGTTTTGTCTATTTGATCTTGACTATAACGCTTCACTCCGCCAATTTTAAGCGGCTTAAGTGTCCCGTTTTTCTCCCAGCGCCATAAGGTCGTCCGGTTAACTTGTAGCTTGTCGGCTACTTGTTTAGCTGTTAGGTACTTTTCCATTAGTCCCTTTCCCTGTTGCTTGATTGTTGCATACTGTTGCAAGGCTGGCAAGTAACTTAATTACTTCGGCGTGTCATGGTCTTTAATGTGCTTATTTAGCATTCTTTTAAGTTCGTCTACGCTGTTTATTAGATCGGGTAATGCCTTGCCCCCGTTGCTTGTGGGCTGGATAGGGTAAGTCATTTGTTCAATATAAGCCTTAATTGGCTTGACTACTACGTATTTAATAAACATACCCAATAATGAGAATATAGCGATTAGCGCTCCCGCAGCTTGTCCAGCCATTATTAAGTAAGTCATGGCGTCCAATACTTAAATTGGCGCTCTGGGCTTGAGCATTTGCCCCCGCCTACCTTGAATTGAGCCACAATAGGGTGCTTAGTTTTCATTTCCCAATACGTCGAACCCTGCCAGGTCTTAGGTGTTCCCTTTCCTAATACCCAAGTGGTAGTGCCCGTAGTGTCGCGTTTGCCGTTCGGTAATAATCTAGCGAACCTTATTTTGACGTACTTAGGCGGCTTTGTGCAGGTTAGGTGCAGCTGCGCGAAGAATAACGAGCGACTGCCCCCCAGGTCGTAAGGGTCGCAGCCTTGAAACGTCGTCCACTTGTAAGGCTTGTAGCTCTGGCCGTCGGTGTTTTTGCATAGTCCGGATACCTTAGCGCTAGCCGTAACGTACGGCGCGTTATCTTCGGCCATTACTGGCGCGGTAAATAATAAAACACTTGCGCCAATGATCGCCGTTAGGCGTTTCTTCACTTCTTCTTAGCGGTCTTGGCCGCGTTTATTGCTGCGTCCATTTCCTTAGCGTCTAGTTTTCCGTCGTCTATCATGTTCTTAGCGACTTCTCTAATGACTACTACTAACGGCAACAAGGCGGCCATTAACGCGCCTTTGACTGGCTCAATACCTACTCCAGCCGATAGGCCGAAAGTTGCTAAACCCTCGTAAGCAATTAGCGCTACTACTCTGATAATAAATGTCTTCATGGCGTCCCTTTCGTTAGGTTACGCCCTGTTATTTATTGTTATTTAACTTTTTTCTTTACTACTGGCGCTACTGCCTTAGCCTTAGCCTTCTTGACTACGCCTGCCTTCTTAGTTCCAATTAAGGCGTAAGGGTCTAGGTCTGTTCCGCTGCTCCAGTGGGATTTTGTTCTGAGCTCTACGTGTAAATGTGCGCCTGTAGAATTGCCTGTGTTCCCGCTTTTAGCGATAACCTGCCCTGCCTTAACTTTGTCGCCAGGCTTAACAAGGGTCTTAGATAAGTGAGCATAGATAAACCAGCCGCCGTCTAATTTTTGGACTAACTGCGTACCGTAACTGCGACCCCAAGTTGCTTTGTCAATAATGCCGTCTGCTACTGCTAGCACGTCTGTACCCTCTGGCACGGCATAATCTACGCCTGTATGGTAGCCCTTGCTCCACCATTTCCCAAGCTTCTTATAAGGCGTACTTGGTGTCTTGCCTGCAATTGGTGACGGCATTATTCGCCTAATGCCAACGGTATAAATTGAGCAACTTCCGCTTCATAATCTGCGTATTCCTCGTCCGTCATTTCGCGCACTTCGTCGTCAATTTGTATTAACGGTTTTTCTGTTGCCATTTAGCTTGCTCCGTATCCGTAGACGTAAATTGTTCCACCAGTTAGTGTTCCTGCTTGTGGCACTATATCAAAAGCAGTATATGCTGTTGTGGTATTTAAGAAACCATTGCTAGTTCCAGCAACTCCAGTTGTGACAGTTTGCACATGGGAGCAACTAAAAGTCGTTGGCTTAGGTAGGTTTGGCGATAGAATATCGCAGTTTAAATAAATGCCATTACCGCCTGCAAGGTATCCCATGAACTGCAAGGATGCATTGTTGTTTTGTGCTAAACCTACGACCGTATTAGAGGTAAAAGTTGTGTAAATCAAACTGCCATAATACCCAGTTGATGCGCCGTTCATTCGTAAAGCCAAACCGTCGTTGGCGCTAGCTGCTCCGCCAGTTACCACGATTTTGTAATTTTCGTACGTTGCGCTGAATGCCCCAGTTACGGTGACAGATGAAACACCCGAACCAATAGTTTGTTTTTTGACTAAACGTAAGCCTGGGTAAGCGCCGCCTAAAGCTGTAAATAGCGTGGTGTCTACGGAGCTACCAAGGGTTCTGATATTGAGCGCGCCGTCTTTTACTAGCCCAGTATTATCTGGGGTAGACCACCCATAATTAGTTGTAGTTGCCATTTAAGCATTCTCCCATATTGTCGTTGGATTGTATGTATTCCACGTAGTCGTGTTTGGTACTTGTAACCAAATTTGGCTCCGGTAGGTTTCTGAATAAGCCGAAACAAATAACGATAAATCGGCGGTATAACGGGTTAAGTTCCATTCCCAGCCCTCTACAAACCCGTCGAAAGTCGTACCAAATACGGCAGGTAAGGCGCTAGTGCTAACCCTTAAGCCATTGTAAACTGCTGCTAATTGGTCGCGGGTTGCGTCCGTAACGGTTGGACTATGTAACGGTACGGTAAACACGGCGGGGTAATTACGCGGGTAAGCGCGGGAATAAAGATAATCGTTGGCCTGCTCTTGAGCGTCTACGCCGTTTTCTAATAACGTGCCTTTATTAGCTGCTAATTGGCCGTATAAAATCTTGCTTTGTGCGTCTTGAGCGTTTTTAGTCTGGCCGTTTTTATAAATGATTGTTACATCATTAACAATTTCGCCCCATTGACTATTGCTACTTAGGCCATTGGCTAGAAGATCGTCGGCTGTCAAAACGTAAGGCGTCGCTAGGGCTCTGGCTGCGTAGTCGTCGTAATGTAAAGCGCCTAAGCCGTCTTCCCATAACACGCCGCGCCCAGATTGTGCCGCTTCTTGGACTAATTCGTAAGCATTTGCTTCATCGGCTGCATAAGCGGTTAATTCGTATTCCCCTGGAACGTCAATATTTGCGGCTAGATCGTCTACTAATGCTTGGCTTGTTGCGTCATAACTAGCCCAAGTTACGTTAGTAGGCAGATCGTTCCAAGTTGTAATGCCGTCTAAGTCGTCCCATTCGGTTACAAAGGCTTCGGTTAAAATGTTATAAACCCGTGTCCCGTCAAATTCCTTGGCATAACCGGAAGTACCCGCCAGGCGCTTATTTAACTGGGCTAGCACCCCTACGGCTGTGACGTTATAGCGAGCGATAGAGCCTATGTCGCCGTACTGGGGTAGGGAAATACTAATATCGGAAATAATGCCCGTAAAAATGGTCTGTGTCCCGCTAGTGCCCTTGTTAATTGATACCGTCAGGCTATCCGAGAGCGACACGTCTAAAGGGTCGTTTGCGTCCGTCCATAATTCTACGCTGGCATAGCTTGGCTCTGGCTGGTTAAGTACGTCCCGACGCCCCGAAGATATCCTAACGCTGGATAGCGTGTTATCTGGGTAGAATATCCCGCCGTCTATTTCTACGGTTGGGTACGGGTCGTAGCTTGTCATAGTGGAGAGCCCGCCAAATTGACTTGGCCAGTACGTAGGGTGCTATTTTGCATAATGCGTTCGATAGTTCGGCGGGCACTTTCAGCGTCTACTATGCCGTTAAGAATAAAGGTATTACCCCCGCCGCCGCCTAGCTTGTGGTTAGGTATAATTTGCCCCGACGAGTTAGGTACAAAGACTTCTTTTCCAAATTCACCCACCCGCACCGGTTGGCCTGCGCGTACTGTTCCACCCATAGCGCTACCCGTATTAGCGTCCGAGGTAAGCCAGTCCCACAACTTATTGCGAATAACACTAGACGGCAATTTATCAAGTAACGGCTTCATTTTGCTATAAGCGGAAGTTAGTTTTTCCACGGCGTTAGCCATACCGTTAATCGCGTTAGCGGTCTTTTGTAAGGCTGTTAATCCGCTGTTCGCTTCTCCGCTTGTCATAGCTGCAAACAATTTGCCAAAACTGTCGGCTATATTTACAAGGCTTCGGCCTAGGCTTTCCGCTCCGTCGCCCTTAAATTCTCCCGCTAATTCTCTAGCGCGGTTGCTCAAGCCCTGCGGGTCTTCGCCGCTCATGGCTTTAGCGACACGATTAACAATGTCTAGTAAGTCCCTAAGTTTAGGTAGTAACTTTACGCCCAGGCTTTCTTGCATTTCGCCCCAGCGCTCCGTCAAAATGGCTAACTGTCCCGCGTAAGTTTCGGTATTCGCTTTAGCTGCCCCACCAAATAGTTTAACTAATTCGTCTTGGACTAAATTAAAGTCTTTGCTTTTCCTAATGTTTTCATCTAACGGAATACCTAACTTAGTAAGCGCCCCAATGTTCCCGTTATATGCCTTACCTAGCGTTAATGACACCGTTTCTAAATCTTTACCGGTGGCTTGAGCTATGTCCATAGCCAAATTAGTAAGTTCTTGCGCCTTGCGTACGTCGCCAGTAGCGCGGGCTAGGTTTGCTAATGCTGGGCGCAGCTTGTTATCTGAAATACCATAGGCTAATTGCTGGGTGCTTATCCAATCTTCACTAGCTTTAATTTGGCTATCTGTTGCTTTTGTAGTGTTACGTAATGCCGTGGCTAATTGAACCTGGGCTTTTTCATCTTCAATGGCTGCCTTAACACCGTCTACACCAATTTTAATAGCGTAAGTAGCGGCTGCGGCTCCTGCAGCTGCAAACGCTGCGCCTGCCATTTTGCCAAACTTGGCTACCTTGCTTCCGAAAGTCTGGGTATCTTGTCCGGCCTGTCGTAAGCCTTTACCAAATTTATCTACGTCGGCTAGAAGATTAAGTTTAAGGGTTCTCTGTGTAGCCATTAAATGCTTACCCCTTTAGTCCAATTCTTCAAAACGTCGTCGCAGGCTTCGTGCCACTCATTAGTAATCTTAGGCTGTAAGCGTCGTAATGTCGGGTAAATCCAATAGCCCTCGCTACCTTGTCCACGTCTAGGGCTTGGATATGGAAAGCGCCGCCCGCCGTTTGGAAATGCTCCCGACTGGCTAGCAGGGTCGCCGCCAAATTCCGAACCATAAAGCACGTCGCCCGAAACTGCCCCGCCGCTAAACTTAACCCTTGAGCCGCCGATAGTAATATTAGGTACGCGATCTTTGTTAGCCCTGGTAGTCTGCGCCACTCTTTGAGCTTGTTTATACATAGGCGCATAACTTGCGGCGGTCTTAATGTCGTCGGCTACCCAGCTAGCAATACCTTTAACACGCTCTTTAAGTTTGGTTTTGCTGTCGGCGTCCATTTCGTTTAGTGCCTTAAATAGTTTGCGTAGGTCGTCGTCTATGTCCATACTTACCCGAATGGTTTGTTTATCCGCCATAGTGTCCGTTCCTTTCCGCAATTAGTTCTAAAGCCGTTTCTACATCTGAGCGACGCCACTTTAACAAGTCCCCTAAAGGTATGCCGCTAGTAACGGCAATTCTTACTAAGTTGGCTCTTGTGGTACTTTTGGGTCTTCCTCTAGCACCTCGACACCGTCATATTCGGTCTTACGCCATACTTTTGACGTTTTTAACTCTGTATGTCCGGCAAGCCTTGACGCGATAAATAGCATTTCGGAAATAACCGTCATGCTGCCTTTCGCCATTTTCGCAGCTGCTTCGTTATATGTAAGCCCTAAAATTTCTTCTAGTTCAATCCATATTTCTATGTCTTCGTCGCTCACTATGTAATTAGTGCCCTGTTGGGTTTTGATCTCGTATTTCATTAAGTGCCCTGTTCTCTCTAGTTAAGCGCGGGTTACGCTGCCGTCTACTACTGTTAGTTCGACTGTTGTCGTTAGCACGTCTACTGCGCCGCCACCTGCTGCTGGATAGTTAGGCAAAACGGTCATAGTAAATGTCGAGCCGTTGGCGTCGAAACTTGCACTAATTCCGGTATCTGGGGTTGCCTTAGCTGCGTCCCAAAGTGCGTCGCATAGTGAGCCAGCCGCGCCCCAATCTGCGTACATTTCTACGCTTAGGGTTGCTGTCTGGTCAATGGTCTTGTAAGCGCGGCCAGATAATACTTCTAGCGTTGCTTGGTTTAGTTCTGTTGTTAGCGTTACTGTCGACGCCTGCGCGTCGTAGCTGTCGCCGTCAATGGTTAGGGTTAAGTCCCTACCGGTAATATAAGTTGCCATTAGGCTAACCCTTTCCTTAGTTGTTGGTTGTTACTAACTCAATTGTAAGAGAGCTAGTAAGCATTTGCTGGCCTGATATTTCTTGAATTTGTGGCTGTGTCCACCCGTTGATAACCGAAGTACCGGTAGGCAATTCGTTAAAAACGTCTAACATTAAACTTTCCATATTCGCTAGGGCGGCTTGGTTATCGGCTGCCCCGACGATAGCGGTTAGTTCAAAACGTACATTTATGCGATTAGATAACCCGCCAATAGCAACTGGAATTAAATAGGGTGACGCTGGCACAAGCACTAAAGCCGGCGGGGTTATTTGTTCTCTTGGAAATGCGTAAACTACCCGCCCTGCAGCTCCTAAAGCGCTGGCCAGATCATTACGTAAACTAACTAGGTTAGCCATTAGCCCACCATGCTATTAGTGTCTACGTCTTTACCTAACAAGCCCATAATTCTTTGTAGCATTGAGCGCCCCAGGCGGTAAGGTGCTGGAGCAAAATCCACGCCTTGCTGTCCCATAGTTCCCTTGCGGGTTTCCCAAATGTCCACGGCTAGGGCTAAACACGCTTCTCTTACGCTTGCGTTAGCATCATAAAGCGCAGCTTGTGAAGTTAAAACGGCTCTACCGTACGGACGTATCGGGGTTTCAATTACGTCGGCGTTTGTTATTGCAACTTCAAAACTAGCGGCTTTACGTCCGGTAACTGTACGGGAACCGTTAAAGGTAGTTCCGCAGCCTGTAACCGTAAGCGCCGAACCTACGACAAAGTCGTGTGGCTCTACCGTGTAGTAAGTTGCTACGTTGTCTTTAAGTTCTACGGCCACAATGCTAGAGCGGTTAAACTCTAGGTAACTTAAAATAATGTCGCTTGCAGCGTCGGCAACTTGTTGCACTTCTGCGTCCGGATAGATTGAACCAATACCAAGTACCGACTTTAATTCACTAATGCTAATAATTGCCATAGGTCTAACCTTTCCTTATTGGGGTGTAGGGGGGGCACAGGGCAGCACCCCCCCTACGATTATTTGGTGTTACGCGGTCTGTTGGTAAACGCGAACGCCCAAAGGCTTCTTAATAGCCAAAGCGCCGTAACCATAAACGGATACTTCGATCTGACCTGAACCAATTACATCTACACGTACTTGGCGGACAGGGCTCTCGTACCATGTCGCAGCTTCAGGGGCTAGCAAAATCATGCCCTCGTCTGCGCCTGCGCCCATGTGTGGATCCACAAAGAGCTGGGTTCCCAAAACATTACCTACGATTGAGGTTCCGTTTACTGCGCCTGGTGCGTTTGACGGTGCGGCGGCGTTGTAAAGTGGGCGGTCTGAACCGTCCTGGTAACCCATAATTGCAGTCCAGTTAGTAGTGTTCGCTACAAGGTTACGGGCAAAGTTGCCTGAACCTGCGTAGGCGGCTGCGCTTTCGGTTGCGATAAATGACTGCAAACCGTCGGCTGTTCCTGCTACTGCGGTGGCGTCTGTTCCACCGGATAGAAGAGCAGATACTACGGCTAGGTCTGTTGCCTTAGCGTAGGCACTTTGCATCTCCCTTAGAAGCTCTGTGAGAAAGCTCGGTGAACTTCTATCAATGAGCTCCCAGGAAATTCTGCTAGCGCCAGCGTACTTGGCTACGTCAACCGTCAAGAAGGACGAAGTCATCGGTTGACCGAATGGGTCGCCTTCTTCTGCAACTTCTTCAACTGTCGGCGGCTGTGTCAATTTAGGAATAGTGAAGCTCATGCCCGACGCTGGAAGTGCGCCACGGGAAATTGCGTCAATAGTTGGACGTCCGTCGATTGTGGTTGAAATGAATTCCTGTAGGTGTGGTGCCAATGTTAGGCCAGTATTTGTAACGGTACTTTCGTCCGCAGCTCTTACGTACTGGCGGCTATCGTCGTTACCCATAGCAGCCTTGATGCTGTGCTCTAGGTAAGAAGTTCCGTCTACGATTGGGCTACGTGGTGCGGTGCGAATTGGAGCTGCAGCCTGAACAACCGGAGCGGCTGTTACTTCTTCTGCGGCTTCAACTTCTGGTGTTTCGTTTTCCATTGTTGTATCCTCTTGGTTTTCCTCGGCTGCTGCCTTGGGGGTTTCTGGGGTGTCGCTTTCTTCTTCTTCACTAGCTGCGACTTCTGTTATTAAAGCGCTCTTAAAAGCGGGGTTTGTGACGTGCGCGACTTGCTGCAAGGTGGCAGCGCTTACTTTCATTACGCCTTTGTCTATGGTGTATTCATCGGCGCTGGCTTCAATGCTAAACGCAGGGCGCAAGCCCTCGGCGGCTTCGATTAGTGCGTCTGTTCCTGCAGTAGTTCCAGCGATCTTAAAGCTCATAGAAATACCGGCAGGGGTGATAACTTCACTTCCCGCAATTCCGCGGCCTAGGGGTTCGGTACGCAGGTGCTCCCGATTAAGGATAATTTCCTCGGCTTTGAATTGCTGGAATGAACCAAACTCAAAAACTACTGCTCCAGCGCTGGTGTTGCCTGAAACGCCAAACGGTACGATAGTTCCGGTAATGGTTCTATTAGCAACGTCGGCGGCTAGTATCTTTCCGTCAAAGTTAATTAGCATTTGTTTCGCTTCCTCTAGGTGCTAAATCTTCCATAGCGCGGGCTTCGTCAATGTCAATAAGTCCAAGCTCTAGCATTTTGCCTGTAACTTCTATACGTTCCATAGGTGTACCACGTAGGTATTCTTCAACCTCGAACCGTACGCGCTGGGTCATTGGGGTTATATCGTCCATGCTTAAGCGCTGTTCTACGGCAATTAGGAATGGCATAAGCGATAAGTCAATAAGGCTTCGGCGCTCCTGCAAGGTATTGCTGTAGGTGCTGCTAGTGCTTTCGGCGTTTAAGTACCATGCTGGAATGTTCATAAGTCGGGCTATTTCGGTTGCTGTGTTCATGCGGTTAGCGCTTAGTTCCATTTGGCTAGCGTCAAAACCGAAAGTCTGCACTTCAAGGTTTCCGGATAGGTAAGCGGTTGATCGCTGGGCGCGGGCTGCTTTCCAATTAGATAACAAAGCGCTAACCTGCGACGCTGGCAAATCCACGCCAGAATTCTTAATATACATAGCGGGGTTAGGCTCTTCCGCCATACGACTTACGGCCTTTTCAAGGTCTAGCGCGGTCTTAATTGTTCGACCTGCGCGGCTCAAAATTCCGCCAGTACCTAGACCGTAAAAAACAATTAGGGAATTTACGCCCGACATTGGTACGAGATTGCCGTCTACATAAAACCCGTCGATAACAATTCCGTTAGCGCCCTCGGTATTGTAGCTAACCCGTAGCGGATCAATGCGGCGGGCACGTGTTGGCCTAGCGTCGTCCGGTGAAACTTCTAAAACTTGCCAATAGGCTACATCGTCGAAGAGCAAATCGGCAAAAGTGTAAGACATAGTTACAGCCATTGGTAACGCTGGGTCTGGCTGTTCTAAAATTGTGCGCCCATAAACTTTTGCGTTTGTGGTTTTGTTGTAAGCAATTAAAGGCAGGCTTGCAGCTGTTCCGCAAATAATGGAGCGGGCTCTAGCTACGCTTGGGACTTCCATAGCTTCTTGCCGCGTGGTATACGGGCTCATAAACATAGGCGCAAAATTTTGGCTTGGTAATACGTTTATAGCTGCGGTCACTTCTTGAGATTGTGCGGCGTTTACTTGAGAAGTTAAAGAAAATACGTCGAATAGACCCATGGTATTAGTATGCGTCAAACTTGTATAAGTTGCGAATAATGCAACACTTTTCAACACCGTTCACCGTGTCGCGGCTAGCGTCCAGTAAGTTCTTGACCCCTCATTAGCGCTAGCCGCGAACCTCGGAGAACCTGTTGGGTTCACACCGAGATTATCACAGCTTCGGCTTGCGGTGTAGTGGCGTGGCCGATTGCCATAACTAAAGCTACTGCCGCGCTAATTGGATTGGTCGCAGCTCTTCGGGCAATACGCCAGCCGCCGTCGCCTGCAGGTCTGCGGGCACACGCTACCAAATGTTCGTACATTACCTCTTGTCCAGCGTGAATAATGTTTCCTTGGTTCATGGCGTTTAATGTTTGATCGCAGGCAATAGCAAAATTAGCCCCGCTCCAGGGGCTCGGGCTTGTCTGCACTTGAGCGCGGGCTAGGTGTGGCGCGATAAATCCCGCCGTGTTCGGGTCGTAAGCAACTACACGCGGGTTAAAGCGCCTGGCAAGCTCGGCTATTTCGCTAGCTAGTGCCACGTCATTTATTCCCCCGTCCTTGTGCCATTCATGCACAAACACGGCTAACTTATCTTCCGGTGTAACTTGCACACTTACCAAGAAAGCCTTTTCACGATTAAAACTTAGGTCTAATCCCATGTAAGTAGGCAGCCCGTCCACCATGCTTATTTGGCGTTCGCCCTCGTTCCACTTGTCCATATTCCAGGGGCTTGTCATTGACGAAACCCACATACAAAGGCTTTCCGTCATAAAGGCTTCTTTAGTGTCAAACTTGGCGCTATCTAAAATGCTTTCCAAATCTATTAAATGTCCTAGCGCTGGGTTAGCTTGTTGTATTGCCTTAATGTCCGGCGGGTTTACTTGTGAGCCTTCGGCGGCGCTCCATTCATACCAGCCCATTCTGGGGCTATTGTTCATTAGTGCCCTTGTACGTAAGTTGTTCAAAACCGTGCTAGCTTCGCTACCTGCGTTAGAAGTTGTCCAAGTCTGCCCGCCTGTAGTTCGGGTTAATGGTACTGCGGCTTGCCAAGCTTCTTCGGAAATTTCCCGAAGTTCGTCTATGTAAAGTAAGTTCGCGGTGCTGCCGCGGGAGCCCTCGGACGTGGCCGCCCTGATTGAATACTTGCGTATTCGCTGGCATTTACTAGGGCAACTCTTGGGGTAATGGTGGCAATAAATCTCCAGCTCTTCTTGGCCGTTAGTTCGGCTTACCCGCTTAATACGCTTGCGCGTCCAGTCCAGGCTTTCGGCTAGGTCTACCGTTTGCTTGAAAGTGTCCAGCGCTAACTGGCGGGTTTGCGCCATGGCTATAATTTGCTTACTTCCAAACACGTATAAATGGGCTAGGAATATTTGGCGCATTAACGCCGTCTTCCCATTTTGGCGGGCTACTAAAACACCTACATTTGACTTAGCCCATTTCCCGTCGGGTGTGAGCTGCAGCGCTTCATTTGCCACATACTCTTGCCAAGGTAGTAACGGTACTCCAAATTCTTTTGCTAGATCACTTACTACTTTTCCCGCGCTGGGCAGGTTTTGGGGCGGGCTTTGTAGGCGTGGCTTCGATAACCCGTAAATAGTCGGCGACGTATCCAAGTCCATTAGCTTCTTCTTCCTTGTTGCCCTGTGTTCGTGTTTCCACGGTTAAATGTAATTGTGCCAGAATTTGGGTAAATCTTGCGGCTAGTGCGGGCACTTCTTTAAGTTCACCGGTATTAAAACTTGTGTCTAATGCGTAGGCAAGTCGTCTAGTTAAAGCAATAGCCCCAGCGTCCGTCATGGTTAGCCATTCCGCAGCTTCTATGGCTACTTCTAAGTTTTGGCTTATCTCGTAGGGCTCGATCTGGCTCGAACCGGTGGCATTGGCCGTCATTGGTTTTGATCTGCCATAGGCGGGCTAGAAACAAGCGTAGGGGAGAGAAACGACAT